CGCTATAAATTGGAGCACTGAAATCCGTGGAATCATTGCCGCCGCCGCGACTGAGAACAATACCTGCTCCAGCTAATAAAGCCAGTGCACCGGCAACGCCAGCGCCAGCTGCAACGAGTGAGACGCCACCGGTTGCGGCAGCTGTAGCCACGGCCGCTCCTGCCGCCGCTGTACGCCAAGAGATAAACGCTGCGACCAATCCTTGAATGACTGTGACGAATCCTGCGATCTTTGCGGCAACGAAAACGCCGGCGATGACTGTGCCGATGACTGTCAATTCTTGTCGTAGATCGTAAATTGTTTTGATTATATTTCTAACTCTTTCGCCCCATGCGAATAAGTCTTTTTGAGATTCTGTCAAGCTTGCTTTTAAGCCGTAATTACCGGTTAAGCCAGCGATGAATCCATCGAGTGCTGGAATAAGAGTCTCTAGTACGAAAGTCGCAAGCTTCTCGGCAACCGGTAGCAAAGCCGCTCCGATTGCTTCTTTTGATTCTTCGATTGCAATTGACATCGATCTAAATCGAGCTTCAGCTGTCTTTGCTTGATTCTCCGAGAAGTTTCCGTAAGTAGCTGTGAGATCTTTGACTATCTGCTCATTCGATGCAGTCTTCAGATAATTCTCATCGAGACCTAGTCCAAGCTTTTTCAAAGCTGTATTAGATCCCTCGTTCGCCTTGGCCAGCGCGTTGGTTGTCGTTTCGAGCGACTTACCACTTGCGGCGCTTAGGTCAAGCGCAAGAGCTAGAAGATCCTGAGACTGTTGAACGTCTCCTGTACTTCTGGCCAATCGAGCCAGAGCTGGACGAATCTCGTCATCGGTAACGGCTGCCGCGATGGAAGTTTTGGTCACATATTGATCGATGCCGGCTATCTGTTGAGCTGTTGCATCTGTGGTCGCTTTGATTGTATCTGTGAGCTTTTTCTGTGCAGCTTCATCCTGTGCCGCAGCTTTAACGGCTGAGACGGCGAATGCAGTGACGGCAGCTCCGGCGACTGCGAATGCGAGAGCTGCTTTCTTTCCGAAGTCTGCCGCGCGATCGCTAAAGCTTTGGACTTCACCGGTTGCGCTTTTGACTCCCTTTTTTAATTCATCGAGATCCGCGTCAAAAGTAATCTTGACTTTTGGAATTCCAGCCATTACGCGAGCCCCACTTTCTTCACGACGTCTTGAATAAGTTGGATGTATTCTTTCGCAACTATTGGCGTGTAATAATCCACGGCAGGATTGATCCAGTAACCGCTCTTTTTGGGAGCAGCTTTGAATCGGTTGGTGTATCTACGGCCGATGGAATCTTCTCCGCCATGACCGCCGAATTCTGTGCCCCATAAAAGAGCTCCGGCAGACGCTTGATTCTGACGGACTCTTGTCTTGCCATTCTTAGAAGTCTCGCCGCCGTACTTACGACCGACTTTCTTTGATCCACCGACATCGACGCGAATAAGACGATCGCGTGGAGTCGAAATTGATTGCGCAACGAGACGAGTCTGTGGAGCTGGAGCACTATGCGAGAACATGAGAAGTTGACCAGCTAGACGCTTGGACATCATCTGCGCTTGATCACGAATCTCATTCTGCGAATCTTTTGGCAAAGCTGAAAGAAGCTGGAAGAGCTGTTTGAGTTGGTACGGCTCGACTTGAATCGCCACGCGACCTTGTCCGCTAGCCTTGGCCATTTCTCTTCTCCAGAATCTCGATTGCTGTGTGTACGTCTTCAGCTGTCTCGAATTCGCTCCGAGACTGACCTGTCGCGATGGCCAGTTCCCAGAGCAATCGATTTATGCTTCCGACGCTGTAGCTTTTGGGCTAGAGTCACCGACTTGAATGTCTGAGACTCCTTCTGCCCATGCTTCGAATGGTTTGACCGGCTTGCCAGCGGCTTCGCGCTTCATCGCGTGATACGACAAGAAGAGAAGATCTGCGACTCCGATTTTCTCTTGCGCTTGGCTAATGGTGTTACCTGTCTTCTGTTCCCACTTCATCCACTCCGGTGGAGCGGCTGTGTAGGTAGCTTCTTCGCCATTCGAGTATTGAATTGTGATTGGTAGTTTCATTTTGTGCTCCCGATTCTGTTAGGTTAGAAAGTTTCTGCTGGTACGCCTACCACTGTGAATGATAGCGATACAGTCTGCGCGCTTGGTGCAGCACCGCCGACGCTTGGAAATACCGGCATGACGTTGAATGCAAAGACCGCTCCTGTTGCAGCTGTAAGAGAAGCCGCAAGAGTTGTATTCGGTGCAGTTTCGCAAGCTGTCCAGAGAGCTTCGCAAAGTGATGAAGCTGCGCCCCAGTCTGCAAGCATTTCGACATCGAAAGTCCATTGATCATCGATGTGCTTATATGCCTTGCCATCGAGTGTCTGATACACGTCGATAGTTGGTGAGTTTGAAAGAATTGCTGACGTCGCTTGCGCGTCGTAATTTACGGTAGCGATCGTCAATATCAGATCGCGTCCGGTGATGACGGTCGTTGCCATTTGTGGTGCTCCTTAGTTTGTTTGAGTGTATCGAGTAGAGACTTCGATCTCGGCAGCCAAGACTTCAGATCCCGAAGCAAGAAGCTGCGGAGTCGGATTCGAGATATTGCCGATTTCGTATCCAGCCGGCAAAGCGGCCAGAATGCTGATGATAAGACGCTCGATATTGTCGAGCGAAGCTGCGTTGGAATAAGAAGCGACGCCGACCACAATCATGAGATTGACCTTGGTGCGCACGGCTGTCTTTGTAAAGACTTCGATTTCGAGATATGGATTCATCGGGAGCACCGCGGCGAATGGCACGATTGGCGACTCTGGAATCACGTCATAGACGTTGGCTGTAATCGATGCGAGCTGAGTCTTCAACACTCCACGGACATCGACGGCAATTGATGACGCTGGCACTATTGCACGATAGTTTCAACGTCGAGATACGGCTGAAGCAAAGACGATACGCGATTGGTCAAGCTGCGACCCATTCTGTACGGCGTACCGGTAAAGTCCACGCCTTCAATCTGGCCGCCGGCAGCTGTGCGGCTTTGGAAGATTTCAATTGATACGGCGTACATCGCGCTTTCGATAGCCGGAGTCGCTGCGTATAGTGTCGCTGCGCCATATCCGGAAAGAGTAGCTGTGCCGTTAGGAATAATTGGACGGCGAGTGAGATCTGCATTCGTCAGAGCTGCCGTGAAGTAAAAGTCTGAGACTTTGACGACTGTGTGAGTCGCTGAAAATGGTGCTGGAAGTCCGGCCACGACGACCGATTGACCGATGACGAAATTGTGAGCGCGTGATGTGTAGAAGTAAGCGACATTGTCTTTTAGCTCATAAGCATCGACCGAGACTTGATTCTGGACGAGAAGCGGCAGAATGACATTCTCTGCCGAGTCGATTATCTGGTTGAGATAGTTGTCATCGTAGAGAGAAGAGCTCACGCCTAAGACGGATCGCAGTTGTGACGCTGTGATGATTGATGGCATGAGCTCTTCCCTTTCTACTGCTCGACCGCCTTCGGGAGCGACGACGGTCGATGATTGGTTTTACTTATTGTTGCGGAAAGCTCCACCTGCAAGCTTGACGGCGCAAGCTCCGAATGAATACACGCCGACGGAGATTGATCCGTCTGCTGTTGATTCTGCGCGGAGTTGGTATGAAGTTCCTTCGTACCATGTATAAGCCTCTGGATTTACGATGATAAGTGATCCATCATCTGATCCGGCTGGAGCTGAGAAGTCTGCATATAGATCTAAGCCGGCGATATTGCCGCGAAGAGATGTTGGTGAGACGTTACCAGCTGCGTTCATTGGTTGAGCAGCGTTATAGATTGGACGTCCAGCGTCGTTTAGTGACATCGCATTCGCCCATTGTGAAGCTCCCATAATGATGTTTGTTGCGAAGCGTTGTGTGTTTGTATAAACAGAAGCAGCTCCACGAGATACATATTGCAGAAGCTCTGGAGCTGTTGGAAGTGCTGCAAGTGTTGTTGCATCCACTGTTGCATTGGTTACGAGAATGTTATTGACATATGCATTCTGCGCCTTAGCCATGGCAGCGACCATATTTTTCAAGAGCTCGTCATAGAAAAGTGGGCTAGTGCGTGTCAAAAGCTCCACTGAAAAATTCTGCTGGCCAGCGAACTTCTGAATCGAGACCGGAATGAATTCAGATTCCATATTTGTATCAGAGAATGCATCGCCTTCAGCTTCGACTGCAACTGTTGGCACTACTGTGATTTTTGGAATCTCGAAAGTCATGCCGGCATCTGGAAGAGTACCGCGTGAGATTGCATCGATTGATGGACGGATTGTGTTTGATAAACCGTTCACAACTTCAGCAAGCTGGCGTGTAGGCACGAGACCAGCTGAGTCTGTTGTGTTGTTATCTGCTGCCAAAACGTATTGGCGAGCGCTTTCTGATCCGAGAGCAGCTTGCACCTTGTTTTCAAGATACTTTGCAGCTGTGAATTCTAGGCGTGGCTTTGTAGTAAAGCCGCCTGATGGCTTTGAGTTAGCTGTAACTGATTGAGCGGCTTCTACCGTCTCCACGGCTGAAGCGTCTGTGACGGTGTTTTCCACTTCGTCTCCTTCTGTTGGTATTACATCCGGCTCCACGGTGGAGTCAGAATCTTCTGATGTGCTTTCTTCTTCGCCCTCTGTAGCTGCGACGTCGCTAACTCTTGCTGATCGGACGGCCGGCTCTGTGACAAGTGCGACGCCTGTGAGCTCGCCCATAAGTACGCGCATCGTGCCGTCTTTTTCCATGACATATTCGTCCACTGCTAATTCGATTGAAAATCCGTCACGGAGTCCATCCATAGCTTCGGCGATTGCGTCTGATCCGGCTGTTGTGTTTGAAATTTTGAAGCTTGCATCGATTGAATTCTCATTGAGAGTCATATCGAGAGTCTTGCCAATTGGTCGAGTGCGATCGTGTTCGAGATTGAGCTTGACCGGTGATGGCTTGATTGATCCTTTTGCGAAGACGACTTTGCCGGTTGAAGCATTGGCTGGCTCTTCGAATGCAACGATGCGGCCGCTAATGATTCGAGTATCTGAATCCGCAGCTGTAATCGTCATTGGTGTAGTTAGCTTCATAGCAGCATATCCTCTTCTTCTCTGATTTCATCGACGCTCATCGCGCCAATTCTGTTAAGTATTTCGTACACTTGCGCGCGTTCGTGTGGATTGCCACGCAAGAAGTCGTCAAGATCGAATTTCACTTCGTTGCCAAGAGATGTGAAATCTTGGAATGAAAGACGTTGCTCGATTATGCTCATGTAATTTCTGAAAGCGAAATCGACGAGATCGCGCCTTTTGTCAAGAGCGTTGGAATATGTGAAGCTCGATTGTTGTGAGTCTGTAAAGTATGCCGGAATTCCGCAAGCACGGCTGAGCTCTAAACTGACGTAGTTTCTACCTTCATTTAGTTGGATGGATTTAGGATCGAAGCCCATTGTCTCCATTGATACATCTGCATTTAGATACACGACGGACTTTTTGCGACGTGCTCCGAATGCTGAAAGTAATTTCGCAACGCGATCAGCTGGCAACGATGTGCCATTGGATTTAAGAATCATCTGCGGAATTGGATCGACAGCGAAATCCATCGCCGCTTTTTCAAGCGCCGCAGCTGCGCGGATAGTGCGGCCGGCTCTTGAAAGTAGCCCTTCATCATTTCCGGCGAATACGACAAGATCGTTCGGATCGATATATGCGCCATCTACAGAATAGAAGCTGACTTCGTATCCGATTCCGTTGGTCGTAATTGTTACGCGCTCCGGTGCAATTCTTTCCATCGCGCGAATTTTTCCTGTGTCTGCATATCTTTCCATGACGCGAGCGAACGCATACGGATGAAAGAAGAGATCTGAAATCATCCAGCTCCAGAATACTGTGCCAGCGATTCGCGGATCGGGCTGATTGATGACGCGTGGCTGTGCAACTCTTTCGCCGGTGGCGATGTTGCGAGTGGACATTGGAAGAGAAGCGATTGTCTGCATTACTGAAAGCGAGCGCGCAACTGTTGGCACACTCATAGCTTCGGCGCGTGTAGCTTGCGTAAATCCTGAAAAGAAGATTGAAGATGTTTCGGAATAATATGGAGCGATGCTTGCAGCTTCTACATCGCTGGATGTTTTAGGCGCGTCGGATTTTACTGATGCGAATTTGTCGAATAATCCCATGCGTGAATTCTAAGTCACGCGGTACACCTAGCCGACCATGATGTCAAGATCCGTCTCTGGTCGTGTCGCGAAGTGTGTGACCAGTGCAGCTCCTACAGCTGCGCAGACTGTAGCTTGCGAAGCACGGCGACCGATGACCCATCCACCGTCTCCATAATTTAATCTCGTGGCTGATAGAATCTGCTTGGATAATTCTGCCTGATTCCTGTGGACGAATCTTTTTGACGTCACACTGCCGAGAAGCTCGTCGCAGCTTTGTGAATACTCACTCCCATCGATGGCCACAATCCGGATACCGGCTGGCTGGAGTCTTGCGGCCACAGCTGAAGATGTTCTCTTGGAATACGCCACGCACTCCGTTGGATACATCCGCGTATATGGCGCGATGTCATTGGCGACAGCTAGATCGTCGAGATTGATTGGATTCTGCCAAGTGTGCAGAAGCTTGACGAAGAATTTGTCATCACCGATCTTCTGAGCTGCGACCAGAGCTGCGGCACGTCTATCCGGTGCGCAGTCAATCGCCATCCATGTCTGCTTATCCGGATCGAGATCGATCGTTTCATCCGAGCACTCATTCCACTCTTGACTTGGTATTGCGCTGGAAATTGTGGCGACCCATCTGCACAATACCTCGGTGCGCACGACGTCCGGTGGATCATTGAGCACAGCTTTCAGATTGTCGATGTGGATTGTGTGGCCGAGTGACGGATTGCTCTGACGCCAGCCATCGATGTTCGAGATGTCATCTGTGTGAGAAGACCATTCGGCGTAAAGAATGTCATCTGCTCCGCCGGCAGCTGCGACCATGCCGCGCTCGCGCAATTGGTTGAGAATGACCGAGTGCTGATCTCCGGCATTCGAATATGTCCAAAGCTGTGGAGCTTCAGCTGCCATCATTGTGTATCGAAGCGATGCCCATGTGGATTCGTCTTTAAGCTCACGAGTCTCATCGATGTGGACGAGCTCCGGCTTGGAAATACCACGCGCCGCCGATGCTCCAGCTTTGACCATGTACCGGCATCCGTCCAAGGTCTCAATCTCTTCTGATCCATGAGCCCATCTGATGCGCTTGACTTGCTTTGCGAGCGCGTCATTCTCTTCGATGATGTTGACAAGATCGCGAAATGTCTCCAGTGATGTTGTAAGTCGATGCGCCGTGCCGATCTGCAGCTTTTTCTTATACATAAAGAGACCGGCCAAGATCTGCGTCTTCATGAGAGTCGTCTTGCCATTCTGTCGAGCGACCACGATGCAGACAAGTGGATGAGCTGGACGTCCATCGGCTTTGTATTTTCCGGCTTCGATTGTGACCCACTTCTGCCAGTCGAGCATCTTAATCCCGATTGAATCTGCGAAATCGATAACCTCTTGGCCGCGAGTTGGTAAATCGAGCAGTTTTGAATGAATTCTAGGCGTTGAAATGCCGTAGAGCACTTCTGTAGTTCTCTCGGTAGCCTGTTGCAGCCTATCTGAGCCTACTACGACCAGTGGCGGTCGCTTTGAGTCCTCTGGAGTCTTAGTCATGGCTTTTCGAGTCGTTTGGTGGTGAAAGAAGACCGCGGGAGAGAGTGGCGGTGGAATCACGTCCTAAAAAATT